AGTGGCTGGTTCCACATTTCCAGTACAATACTCCAAAGAGTAGTTAGATATTATCTATCATCATTCCAACTGTTCCTATATCATCAAACAGAGGATGAGTGTCTACTAACATAAGACTACTCATACCTCTGTTCATTATAATCATAGCATGTTACTAATCTAATACACAAACAGAGTCCATGCCCCTGTTTTTACATTATATTGTGCTGGTCTTGTCATTAGATCTTAATGATCTAATCAAGCACAATCAAATGTAATAGATTAATAACAATGTGAGTATTGGCTGGTGAAACCAATACTCGTTAGATCTTGCAGGGAACCACCCTTGAGTTCTCGGTGCCAAAAGGCTATCCACTGACTCGCGGAATACTTTACCAAGCAAAATGCTTGACGGGGGTATTCCTTCCCTCAAAACCAAGAGGGGGTGGCTGTCTGGGATATATTAACAAAAACATTCTGGTTTCAAAAATTAAAAAAATAATCGGCCTGTATATTAACAAATGTTTCTTGAAAAGATTTTTCAAAAAAATTCCGGGTATAAAAATTGGCACTTTTCTAAAATATTGCCAAAAAATTAAAAAAATACTCAAAATCCAAATATTACAAAATCATTAACATATCGTTAACACTCATCTATATATTTAACTATCAATTAGTTATCTCATTTCAAATTCAATTTACACTCTAATTTTAATTTCTTAAGGCGGAATTGAATATTTATACCTTATCTTTGCACTGTTATTTATTGATTGAAGTGATGACTCAATTAATAATCCTCCTGTGACTATCTTTAAAAATGGATGTAAGTCAGGAGCAGAAGTCGGATTATCTAAGTAACCTCGAAGATTAATATCTTGGTGATGGCGAACAGGGTTTTCTCCGATAAATAACGGAACTATCTGTGATAGCAGATTTAGTGTTTATACTTCAGAGGATAGGCTCAAATATTGGTTAACACCTTAGAAGCCTATAGCCGGACTTGGTAAACTGTACTTAATGGTACGATAATATAAAGTTGGGGTATAAGAGACAATAATCAGAAATGAGGAATGCACTGCTAAATTCAAGATCACAGCGTGAAACAAGGATAAATGATTATCCGAAGATGTGAAATTGCTTCTTAAATTTAAGAGGTCAAATTTCGCAGAGGGATTTTTATGCCTTTTAGAAAGGTAATTAATTAGTAAACAAATGTAAACATGAAAGATACATTAACATTGAATTTAAGTAAATCTCCGATAAGTAATAATGAGAATATTTATCTAGAGATAACCAGACAAGATTTCTGGAAACAATTTTTTAAATTATCAGGACAGGAATTATCTGATAAAGAGTTAGAGGTAATATCATTATATATGATAGATGAGATACCTCTAAAGATTCCTAATACTGTAATTACATCTTTAAACAAGAAAGGGTTATTATTAGATAGGCAATTGTCTATTTCTCTGATCCTTTTAAAAGATAAGATTATTCAAAATAACATTAAGTTAATATTTAACTATGAGATCACAGGGTAGATTTTACAATAAAGCAAAAGAGTATTTGACTAAATTAGATGCTCCGAATTTATTAAATATGAGGCTTGAATTACGAGAACATATGATGGAGTTTGGAATGGATGATTTATACAAACAGAAATTGCAAGAATATATAACTGCTTGTGATGAGCATATTAAAAAACTAGAGACATGATATTAGATGAAATAATCAAGATTCACTCTGATCTTTTAAATAGAGGTATATTTCCTAAGAGAGTATATTTAAGTAAGGGTGATGCATTGAAGTTATATGAAGAGTTAGAGAGACAAGTACAGTATATACATACATTATCAATAGTAATAACTAATAAGCATGGAATCTGGTGTGATTAAAGAATTATTAAGATTGAAACTTAATATCACTTCTAAGTATAATTTATACTGGAATGCTTTTATGGTAGGTGCTTGTAATATGGGCAGGTTTCATAAGGATTACAGTATGGAGTATATTGATGGAGAATGTTTGAAACATTTTAGACAATACTGTTATGATTTTGATCTAGATGATATTGTAGATGGTCAACACATTAATTATGTAGAACTGTTTGAAAGATTAAAAATGAAAGGAATGTGGAATAAACCTGATGAAAGTTATTTTATACCTCATGATTCTAGAAAAGCATTAGCAGAAGGTATAAATTCTTATAAGAAAGCAGGATTAATAAGTTATGATTTGTTTAAATGGACTAATGAATATTTGACAAAAGATGAACAAATACAACTTCAGAAATTAAAGTGGACTAATTTAGGATCGTTTACAACGAGTTATAAAATTAGACCAAGATATGAAATTTATTATAGAAAGGCAGATAAACCAATTTGTTATAGAGAAGAACATATTTATTCTATTGTTGAATATGGTTATGATGGTCTACCTGATGATGGTGAGTGTGTGGTTTTTCCAAGTAAAGTAGAAAAGAAAGATGTTATTAGATGGTTTACAGGAGATATAACTATGACAAGTCAGATAGTAACAAATTGGAATGAATAAGTATATACTTCAGAAGTTAGCAACAGAGAACAAAATATCAGTTAAACATACTGAAGAAATAATAGATGGATTTTATAGAGGATTAAGATATTACCTACAGAATGCTGAAGAGACAGAGGGTGGTATATTAATCACTAATTACTTTAAATTTTATATAGATCTACATCGAGAGATGAGAGATATAGAAAGATCATTAACGAATAACAGGGAACCTAAAAGAATAAAAGTGTTCCTTAATTTAATTAAACATAACAAGAAAAGGTTATCAAAAAGAGATCATGAAAGACAGACAAAGATCAAAAGCTACTATGAACAGTATGCTTCCAACCAATCCAATGAATCTACAACAGACTAAAAGTACAAACAATTTGAATGCTTATAAGTATTCTCCAGAGTATGTAGATCAAGTAAAAGAGTATAATAGTAAAGTGGTAGAATTAGATCCACAGTATACTAGTGTACGACCATTGCAACAACTTATTGTTAGAGCATTTTTAATTGAACCTAAGGTTTCTGAATCAGGTTTAGTTACTCCATTTAAAGAGGTATTGGATATTCCAACACATTCTGGTGTAGGTAAAGCTAGAGAATATGAAACTGATTGGCCTTATAATCAGAAGGGTGTGATTGTTGCTGTACCTACTGGTATGACTAGTTTGAAAGTTGGAGATATTATCCAATTAAATCCTAGAGCAATTCAGATTGGAATGAAGGGTAAAGGTAACAATGCTACTCCTGTAGTTGTTAATGGATTTATCCATGTAGATTCTGGTTTATTTGAACCCCCTAAAGATGTAACTAACCAACATTATGGTTATGTATTGATACAGCCAAATGATGTACAGGCTATTTTAGCAACATTAGAAGTTCCTCATACTATTAAGGGTGATGGAAACGTACAGATTTCTTCAATTAAAGATTCTACTGTAAATGTTGGATAACATATATCAATTCCTAATAGGACAAACAAGATATATTCTATACAAAATTAATCCAAAGTTTATAAGATTGCATATTAGAGAGCAGGTTGGTGAAAGACAATCAGCCTGTTCTCCTATATGTTTATATGAAGCAAGATGTTGTGGTTGTAAAGCACCAAATGTATTCTTTGCTCCTAAAGGATGTAGATTTAATTCTTATCCTGCTCTTATGAATAAGGAGGAATGGTATCAATATAATCTTAAGTATAAGGAAAGAATGAATCTCTTATATCCGGTATATCAAGAATTAAACGAATGGCCTTTTAGTCTTAATATGTTTAGTATTATGAAAATGTCATTATATGATTTATTTACATGGAGATCTAAACATGTATTTACTATTGCTACAGCAACCAGTGATAATTCTGATATAGATGAGGATGATGATTTAACAATAGACTTTAGTCATTTAAATAATGTGGAACACAGTTGAATACGATTTTGGGAAGATTAGAACAGGAACAACTTTAGAATATACATTTACTAATGATGGTACAAAAACTATTAAAGATCTTAAAGCAAGTTGTTCTTGTATATCTCTCTACCCCAACAGTAAGACATTAAGAGTTGTATGGAAAACACCTGAAGATATTAAAGAATCTTATGAATCTTATAAATATGTTTATGTGACATATAGGAATTCTGAAATGGAAATACTTACATTAAAAGCAACTTTATGCAACTAGAAAAATCTAATACTTGGTATAAGATTGGTAATAAAGCATTTCTTAAGAATGATGATGGATCAATTATTGAGATTGAATCTGATGATCCTTTGTTTAAGGAATATAAAGATGGTGAATTACCCGGACAGACTAAAGAAGATATTATTAAATCTTGGTCAGATAATGTTGCTAAAAACTTTTTAAAAGGATTAGGATGATAACAGGATTTGTGAATATTACAAAGTCAATGAATGGAGATGATAATTTCTGGGAATTAAATCCTCATGTAATTTATGTTGCTCCGTTTGCTGATTTATATACAAGAGATAAAACTAAGGATAAGATAGAATCTTCAAAACATATGTGGTGTGTAGTATGGATGGTTGATCCTGATGAGGAAGTTAATAAATATTATAGACTTCCTAAAGATCAATTAATAGATACTTGTAAAAGCTATAACAAGTTATTTGATCCTACTGATCCTGATATTGAAGATTGTTTAAATAGTTATCCATATTTATGTATGTCTGCTGATGAGTTGGCATATAAACAACAGAAAGATCAATTAATTGAGATTAGTCAGTTCTTGTCTACTCAAGAGATTACAATGGATTCTGTTACAGAATTAATTAAACTTAAAGCTTTGTTACCTAAGATATATCAAGACTTTGAGAAGATAGAAAAATCATTTATTAAAACAAAAACCGCTACTAGAGTATTTGGACAAAGAAGTTTAAATGCTAGAGAAAGGGGTGACATACAACCGGATGAATAATTATAGAATTTATGCTCTTGAAGAAAGTAGTGGTTTTATAATTTGTATAGATAGAGATTGGTTTAAAAAAGGAGACACTCTTTATTTTTATGGCCTTCTTATACAAATTGTAAAACACTTGGCATCAAACAATCTTGCTAATTATTATCAAATAGATCAACCGTTGAAAGTTCATCCGGGAAATCATTTTATTACAATAAATATGAATAGAAAATTAGAAATTCTCCAAGAACTGATTAGTATTGGAGTTATAGTAAGTGAGCCTTACTTAATAGGAAAAGATTATATCACTGACATTGATTTAAGTCATTGTACAGATGAAGCAAGAATGCACGTATTGCTTGATGAATTAATGAAACTTGAAAATTAAAGAATGAAAAACTTAATTACAATTACATTACTATTTATTGCTCAATTGAGTTTTGGGCAAGAATTAACAATTGATGTTATTAAACAACAAGATACCCTTAGATGGATCAGTATTTCAAAAGACTGGCCTACTGAAGATACAATATATTCTTCATATACAGATATTAGATTGACAGGAAAAACAGGTATTAGATTTGAAGATAGTACGATTAACGTAATGATAGATAATAATTTAACTGTTATTAATGATCCTACTAGACAAGTTAAATCGATTATTGATTCTGTTTTTATCTATCAATTAGTAAAGACTAATACATTACTTTATGAAACAGAAAGAAAATTAAAGTTTTATGAAGATCATTTTGGTAAGATTAATGGCTCATTAGATGCTGAATGTGTAGAATTACTTCCTGCTGTTAAACCAGCACAACCTTGTGTAAAACACAAGAAAAAATATAACAATAAAAGAACATAATGAATAAAGGATTTACAATACCACCAAGTATTTATCCATTTCCTATACATATATATTATGGTGTAGAGAAGGATGCTCATAAGTTCTTTAAATCTACTTTAGAAAAAGGAGATCATAAAAACATTAAAGAGTTCTTTACAGGAACTTATAATGCTAGAACTTGTCAGACTACTTATAGTGGTATTGCATTACACTTTAAAAGAATTAGTCCTAATCTGATTGCTCATGAGATGTTTCATTGTGTAGAACTAATCTTTGAAAAGATTGGTATGTTTCTAAATGATGAAACATCTGAAGCATGGGCATATTATTTAGGATATTTAGTTGAACAAGTTTATTTAAATTTATATGATTAATTTAGAAGATTATACTATTGAAGATATTAGTCAACATCTTCCAAAACAATTTGATAGATCTAATCATAAATGGATTGTTGGTGAATCAAATAAGGAGGAATATTTTTCTATTAAGGAAGTGAAAAGTTGGAGAGGTGACAACATTATATGGAATAACAATAAGTATGTTATTGTTGCTGTAGAAACATATGCTGTTCCAGATTGGAGAGAATATAAGACGATTAGTATAATTTTAAAACTAATACAAAAAATGTATTGATGATAACTAATATAGAAATATTAAAGAAAGATTTGATAAGGATTGAAAACCTAAAATCTTTTTTAATTGATATTCCTAGAGTTCATCCTGATAATCCCAAATATCTAAATTTATGGAAGCAATATAATAAATGGTGTATAGAAGGCTTTTGGGCTTTTGATAATGGTGGTTGGAGATTTATGCCACCTACTTTATTTTTCTATGGTAATTTCTTTAAGATTGAAATAGAGCAAGAGAAGATTAGAAAGTTTACAAAACCTTTTGTTCGTGATTTAGATTGGCATATTCATTATGCTTATTTGGAATGTCAAGGATTTTCTGGGTTTAGAGATGATGACAAATATTCTGCTGATAGAGCATTAAACAATCCAACTTTATATAAGAAATTAGAAAAGTCTGGTAAGGCACATGAGAGGCAAAGGTTTAATGATATGCATTCAGCAGATGGTAAAAGAAAACAGTATGTAAAGCCTAGAACATTAATTAGGAGATTACATGAGAATAATGTAGGATGTCCTTTGTATTGGAATCCTGCACAAAATTTAATGATATTTGGTAGTAGAGGCGGTAAAATTTTCTGCCGTCAATAGTTAGTAATAACTATTAAGTAATTGCGTAAATTGCTGGAAACTTTTGAAAGTATATAAACTACAAAGTAATCTGAAAAGATAGACTTGAATGTTTGAAAATTATATACTATAAAACAATCAGCAGCCAAGACCCTAATGTTTTACTAAGGGTAAGGTTCAGAGACTAGATTAACTAAACAAAATTAGACTTTAACAAAGTTAAGGCAAATGACAACAAAAGAAAAAAAATTCATTCTCTCCTGTGTTTTAGGAGACGGCTGTATAAACCAGCGTATTATCAGCAATACTGTTCAGTGTAGGTTTTTACTTAAACACTCTATAAAACAGTTTGAATATTTTAATTGGAAAGTTCAAAAACTAATGGCTATTTTAGATAGTAGTCAATCTAAAAATTTCCAGAGAAAATCAAATTATTCTATTGAGCAAAATTGTGGAAGATCAAAAATTGATGCTGTTAGATTTGAAAGAAATCATCCTTTTTTTAAAATATTGTATAAGTTCATTTATATAAATGGTCATAAAACCTTTTCAAGAAAAGTGTTAGATCGTTTAGATCAAGAGGGATTAGCAATATGGTTTATGGATGACGGATCTTTATATAATGCTGTTTATAAAGGGAAAAAGTATTCTATTTATTCTAAGTGCACTGCTAGATTAAATACATATTTATCAAAAGAAGAGAATGAAGTAATAATTAAATATTTCAAAGAACGTTGGAATATAGAATGGAAAAATGAAAAAGAAAAGAATTTTTACAGACTTCGTTGTAATACAACAGAATTTAGAAAATTTGTAGAAATTATTAATCCATATATCCATCCTTCAATGAAATATAAAGTTGACATAAAAGTAGGGCAAGTAGTTAATCATAACACGCAACTCCAAACAGATAATGCTGTGGATGAAGATATAGTCCAACGTTGATGAACGGGAAAATCATTTACTGTTGCTGGAATATCAGCACAGATAATGACATTTGATGGTATTAAGAGATTTAATAAAGAAACTTATTTAAATCCTCCTACTGCTAAGGTTGTTATTGGTGCTGCTGTTACAGATAAGAGTTCTGAATTAATAACTAAGGTTGTTGACGGATTAGGGTTTTTATCTACTGAAAGTGATTTAGGCGTATGGGGGAGTCCAGAGGATGAGGAATATTTACCAAATCCTTTTGCTCGAAATTGGGAAGGAGATGTTAAGCCGGGCAATAAGAAACATCCTTATAGATATACTTATAAGGTTGAGACAAAGTCTGGTTGGAAAACTAGAGGTACTAGAACAGCATTGTTTCATATCAACTATTCTGATAAGAAACAGGATGGTGCTCAATCTGGGGCTGGTGGTCGTGTATCTATTTCTATATATGAGGAAGTTGGTTTAATGCCTAATTTTAAGGAAGCCTTATTTAGCAATGTTCCTACTGTTAGTAATGATGGTGAGCAGTATGGTGTACAGGTAGCATTAGGAACATCTGGTAATATAGACTTAGTTCAACAGTCTAAACAAGTATTTAATAATCCAGAAGATTATAACTTTTTGGAATTTGAGAATATTTGGGAAGATGATGAACATGCTAGGAATATTGGATTATTCTTACCTGCATATTTGGCTGACCAGACATTTAAAGATGAGAATGGCAATACTGATATTGAGGCTGCTTTAGAGCATTACTTTAATAGAAGAGTTGAAGAGGCTGCCAAGAAAGATCCTACTGCTATTTATAATGAGAAGATGAACTATCCATTAGTTCCTTCTGACATGTGGATTAGTAGTAAAGGTTCTTATTTTCCACAGATGGAGTTAATAGAAAGAGAGAGGGAATTATTAAAAGATCGTACATTTAGAACAATAGGTAAGCCTATTAAATTAACTTGGAGTGCTGAAGCCTTTAATGGTGTTAAGACAGAAGTCAATGAGGATGATGAACCTTTCTATGATTTTCCATTCAATAGATCTATGGCTTCTATTAAGGGTTGTCCTTTAATATTTCATGAACCAGAGACTATTAGAGGTCAGATACCTAAAGATATGTATCTATTTACATTAGACCCTTATGTGTCTGATAATATAGATGAGGGTGGTTCGGTAGGTGCTTTTTATGGATTCTTAAATCCTAAGTATTGGAAGGAAGGTATTAAACAGACAATGGTATGTTCCTATGTTGGTAAGCCTTCTGATGGTAAGGATAGATTCTATGAGAACTGTGAAAAGTTAATACAGTATTATGGTAATTGCCACAGATCATTTTGGTATGAAGCAAATAGAGGTGATTCTGTAAAGGGTTACTTCTTAAAGAAAGAGAAATTATATTTATTAGCATTAGAGCCTACTAGAGAAAAGGGATCTAATGTATATGCAAAGAAAGTTCAAAATTATGGTGTTCGAGTTAATTCAAGAACAGATAAGATTGAAATGATAGATGATACTAGTGAATGGTTATTAAGTCATTGTTATGATGGTAAAAGAGTTGTCGAGACAATTCCTGATATATTCTTTATCAGACAGGCAATGCAATTTAATTTAGAACCGGGATCAAACTTTGATGCTGTTTCTTCTGTAATCATATTCCCATTAGCATTAAAAGAGATTCAGCATATCGTTGAATCTGAAGTACAAAAAAAGAATAAACACAATCCTTTGGCTGGCATATCTATGAATGTAAATATGTTTAAGTCTAATAAATTTGATGAATTTAAAAGAAAATATGAACAGACAATCAACGCGTCTAGAGAATAACACTGATGAGATCAGTGGTGTATTAAAAGGTATTGAGAATGCCTCTAAAATTATTACTTCGACTATGGGTGGTACGGGTAAGAATGTATTGCTTTATGAAGAGGGTAACTTACACTTTACAAAAGATGGTGTATCAGTTGCCAAGAAAATTAAATTTACTAATAAGCAAGAAGATGCTGGAGCGCAGTTAATGATTAATGCTGCCAACAATACAGTAAATCAGTGTGGTGATGGCACAACTTTAACCAGTTTAATGGTTAACGAGTTTGTTAGTAAATTATTTAAGGAGGTTAAGGACAATCCTGTTAATGATGTTCTTGATTATACTAAATTAAAGATTGCAGAAATTGCTGAAGAATTAAAAAGTAATTCTGTTAAAATTGAATCTTATGATGACATTTATAGAATTGCTTTAACATCTTGCAAGTCTGATACTTTAGCAAAACTTATTGAATCTGTTTATAGAAAGACAGGGTTCAATGCTTCTATTTCTGTAGAGATGTCAGAGAATCTAAATCAGACTTATGTAGAATTTACAGAAGGTTTGACATTTGATAATGGTTATATCAATAAAGGATTTGCTAATAAAGATAATGGTAATTGTTCATTTGAGAAACCAGAAGTTCAGATATTTGATGAAGAATTATCTGACACTGTAGCATTCACTGAAATTGCTGATTATTATAATGCTGAAGGTATTCCTTTGGTAATCCTTGCTCCAGACTATTCTGATGGTTTTATTAAATGGGCATTGACCAATAAGGTTTATCAAAATCTTAAGATTTGTTTATTGAAACTTCCGGGTTGGGGCATGTCTGTTGATGAGAATGTTAAGGATTTAAAAGCATTCTTAACAGACAATAAATGTAATAAAATTACTATTACTGATAGTAGTTTTACTATTTACAATAATCCTGAAAAAAGAAAGATTAGAAATAGGATTAAGCAATTGACTTCTAGAATGGAAGTAGAAACAGAAATGTTTAGAGTTGAAGATTTCCAGAAAAGAATTCATAAACTTCAACAAACTGCTGCTATCATTTATGTTGGTGGTACTACACGTAAGACTGCGGAGGAAGAGTATGATAGAATTGAGGATGCTGTAGGTGCTTGCAGATCTGCTTTAGTAATGGGATATGTTCCCGGTCAAGGTATTTCTTTAATTACATTAAAGACTGAACTAGAACCTTGGTTAAAAGAAATTATGGAATCACCTTATAATACTATTCTTAAGAATGCTCATTTAAAGGCTCCAGAACAGTTGATTCCTTATAATGTAAGGACTCGACAATATGATAATAACTTGGTTGATCCAACCTATGTTATCATTAAGGCATTAGAAAATAGTTTTGCATTAGCAGAACTTCTAATAAATACATCTTATACACTACATGATTAAAATTAAATTAAAGATTCCAGAATCCGAAAAGTTTGAGAGGGAAGGGGAATGGTTTAAAGAAATGATAAACCATTATATCCCCTTCCAACTTCCTTACCATGAGGATTATGAGGTTATGAGCAATTCTTATAAAGTTGTTAATAATGATCTGTCTGGATTTAGAGCAGAACTGCAACAATTCTGTAATCCTCTAGGAGTTAATACTGGAGAGATTGAAGAGCAGGTATTACCTTATCCTGAATTAAGAAATAAGGTAAACATTTTAAAAGGGGAGATGTTATCTAGAAAAGATACATTTCACATTATGCTTTTGTCATCTAAAGCAATTAAGGAAAAGGATGAACAATTACTAGAGGCTATTAAGGCTTCTGTTGATGAAAAGACTGCTATTGATATTTCTAAAATGGAAATGGAAATGCAGGGTATGTCACCAGAAGAGATTGAGAAATTTACACAGGAGTTAAGAACTAAGAATGAACCGGAGGATTTACTTACGACTAATTTTATGTCTGATACAGAGATATTCTATAATCAGAGTTTAAGATATTGTGAGTATAATCAGGATATTCCTGATAAGAAAAGTCAGACATTTGAAGATGCTGTTATTGTTGATAGATGTTTTATTTATTCTGGTTGGAAGTATGGTAAACCTCATTTGGAGATTAGAAATCCATTGACTACAGGATTCCATAAAAATCCTAATCAAAGATATGTACAAAATTCTGATTGGGTATGGCATACTAAAGCTATTACTGTAACAGAAGCTATTGAGACATATAATTTAACAGAGGATCAGATTAATGAGTTAGGGGTTTCTATTACTAAAGGATTAAGTCATAAGCATGATGTAATGGGTGGTACTGCTGAATCAGTATGGGATCATTCTATTAAGAATTTGCAGATGTCGTCTAATCATAACATTAGTAATGATAAGACCAAAGGTTTAAATCAAAGTCCTTTAAATGCTTTACGTGCTTATACTGATTTAGTCTGGGAAACTCACTTTGAGTTTAAAGCATTTAAACAATTAATCTTTTTAGGTTATAGAGATGAATATAATAAGCAGGTAATTATTCCTTTATCTTCTGATTATAAAATTCCTAAGAATGCTAAGAAAGAAAAGAAACTAAACAGGTTTGATGTTGAGACTGAATTTTATACTTGGTATGATAAAGCATTGGATACAGAATTTACTGCTGAAAGAATTTGGATACCTAGAAAGTATGAAATTGTAAGATTAGGTGGATCTGTATATCCTATCTTTAGAGAAGTTCCTTATCAGTATACTAATGTTGAAGATCCGTTTTCGACATTTACTTTAAGTACTTTTGGTGCTATTTTTAATGCTAGAAATGCACATTCTGTATCTTTAATACAACATGCATTACAACCTTACTTTCAGTATTTATATGTTAAGCATATTCAAAATAGAGAGTTAAGTAAGTATCAAGGTGCTATTCAAGATATAGATGTTGAGCAAATTCCAGATCAATTAGGACAAGATTTATATGGTAATGAGATTAGAGACAAAGTTGCTACATGGTTAACTACTTTGAAGAAAACTAATAAGAACTTCTATGCTGGTAGTCAAACTACTTTAGGTGGTTTACCACCTTCTACTAGAAGTCCAGGTTCCTCTAGTCATATGATTGGTACTGCTATTGAGTTAATGAATCTTCAACAACTCTTAGAGTTGATTAAAAGGGAGATTAGTATGGCAATGGGTATTAGTCCTCAAAGGGAATCTAATTTCCAATCTGGATCTAATGTTTCTGATAACCAACAGGCTATTACACAGTCTTATGCTATTACTGAACCATATTTCTTTACTCACAGTCAAATATGGAAATATGCTATTAATGATTGGTTGATTAACTTTAGAACATTCTGTCAGACTCAATTTGAAGTACATAATCTTAAGGATTTATCGTTTCATTACTGGTTACCTGATAATACACAACAGATTCTTAAGGTTACTCCTAATCATTTAACTCATGCTGATATTGGTTTATTGTTAACGAATAGCACTGTTAATCAGAAATATGCTGATTATATGATGCAACAAGTTCAAGCTTTTGCACAGAATGGTGGTGAAGGAGTTGAAGCAATTAGTCAGATTCTTATGGATATAGTTCATAATGTTAGTCCAGCAGAAATACACAAACGTATTATGGTTCAAGAATCTAAAATCCACGAGCGTCAAATGGAAATACAAAAATCTCAACAGGAGGCTCAAGCACAAATGCAGCAAAAAGAATTAGAAAACAGAGAAGATATTCAAAAGTTTCAGATTGATCTTGCTGTTACCAAAGCAATCGAGGATAGAATTACGAAGCTTCAAGTTGCAGCAATTAATGCTTCTGGTTTTTCTGAAGAAAAGGATATGGATAATGATGGTACTCCAGACATTATTGAGATAATGGATCACGGTCTTAAAGAGCAGAAATTAGCCTTAGAAATTAAGAAACAAGCTGATGATGTGAGACTTAAAGAAGAAAAATTAGTAATTGATAGAAAAAAGGCTAATAAGCCTACATCTAACAAATAAATCAATTTGATAATTTGGTAATAGATGTTTGTTTTTCTTTGATGATTTGAAATGAAAGACACTCGATGCTAAATTATATATATAACTTTGCAACATGATAAAATTAGAAAACTTCTCATTTAATCTGGATGATGATCCAGAAATCCCCGTTCCAGAAGATACTACGGAACAAGACTCCCAAGATACTACAGAGGAGGAAGAACAAGATCTAATTGAAGAACAAGATAATCAAGATATTCCAGAAACAACAGAAGAAACTCAAGAGGATGGTAAAGATCCTTTAGCACAAGCTACATTCGATAAGTATGTGGCTTTAGGTGTTCTTGAGCCTGATGAAGAATTCGATGGTACTTTTGACTATATTGAGTCAAGATTAGATGATGCTCCTGTAAAATTGCTTAATCAAGCAATTCAAGAATTACCAGAACAAAGCCATGCTGTACTACAGTTTATTACTGCTGCTGGTGCGAATATTACAAAAGATGAAATTATTAAGTTTGTTGAAACATGGAAAGAAGAAGATAGAACTTCTTTTGAAATGGAAGATGAGGCTAGAACTTATTTAGCGGACAAACTTAAAACTCAAGGTTTAAGAGATAAAGCTATACAAGCTCAGCTTGATGATCTTGAGGATGAGGGTGAATTGTTAAACGAGGCTAATAAACTTTTAGCTGAAGAAAACACTAAGACCCAAAAATTAATTGATTCTAAGAAAGCACAAACAGAAAGTAATAAGCAAGCAGAAAAGCAATGGTATTCTGCCATTCAGGAAGAACTCAAAACTCTTAATTATACTAAAAGAAAGAATGATGAGATTCAAAAGACAATGGCTAATGCCAACAAAGTATTACAAGATGTTTATACTAGTCCTAAAGCAGTAATTCAGTTAATGGATTTACTTACTAAATTTAATGGTAAGGAATTTGATTTATCTGATTTTGAGAAACAAGGAACTACTAAAGCAGTAAGTGGTATTCGTGAGGCTATGGCTAAGTCAGCACAAAATTCAGCAGGAACTAAAACAGCAAGTACACAGAGCGAATATGTAAAACAAAAAGATCGCTATGTATTTGGAGTAGATTAAAACACTCTATAAAGAGAATTATTATATAAAATGACTAGAAACTCAGCACTCGTAACACACGACAGAAAAGCATGGGGCGGATCATATTTTGATTCGTTGACTCACGCTACAATGTTCCGTAGTTACAAACCTTACGATTTTGGAGTAATGACCGCAAGGTTGTTCTCTTCGGAAATTGGCTCCGACCTTATTAATAAGAAATTTACTTATTACACAATTGCCAATAAAAATGTTTATGTTCTTCCCGGAGGTACTGATGATTATACATGGTATGCAATGGGTGACACGGATGTAGAATTCCGCATCACTGAACTTTTAGTTGATCCTGCTTCTCAGCCCGGTAAAGGTGGTTTGCAATTTAGAATTGCATTAGACCGTGATTGGTTGCATGAGCCAGCAGTTATTAAACTTGCTTCTAGCAATGCTCCTTTGTTAAGAGTAATTGGTCAACCTACTATGCGTTCGGCTAACTCTTATGAGTATTTGGTAGAAATGCAAGATGGTGACGTTAACTCGTTTATTCCTGTAAGTTTACTTCAACCCGGTATGACGGCAGTACGTGTTACTTCGTTTACTTCGGATGAATTGAATCAAAAGTATGCACCAGATCAATATGGTGAAATGTACAAACTTCAGAACTGGGTTGCCAACTATGGTAACAAAGCTGAATTTACGGACAAATTCATTCGTACTGAAATTGCTGCTAGAAAAGAAGGTAGAGGTTTACCTGAAACTGCTAGTTACAATGTTGGTGGTAAGTCTATGAAAGGTGCTGCTATTTCTAGCGGTTATATTTATCAAGCAAGAGGTACTGATAAAGTAACAGGCAAACGTATTGAAGTTGGTACTTTCATTACGAACATTGAAGCACGTTTGGAAGAACGTACTATGATGGACAGAGAGTATGCAATGGAATGGGGTCGTCTCCAAAAAACTGTTGATCCTGATACCGGTCGCACCATTAAAATCCCTGCTGGTTGGAGACAATTAGTACGTGATGGTCACTTCATGGAGCACAATGGTAACTTGAGTCTTTCTGATATTCAAGAGTTCTTAAATAACATCTTTATTACCCGTAAAGGTTTCAAAGATCGTGAAATTAAGATTGCTACTGGTGAAGGTGGAATTGACTTCTTGAGCCGTTTGATCTTCAAAGAATTTAGTACTATCGTAACTATTGATACGTTGCTTGCTAGCAAACGTTCTGATCCAATGGGTGTTCATGAAAATGAATTGGAATATGGTGGTCAATTTACCAAGTTCAAAGGTAACAACGGTACTACTATTACTCTTGTTTATGATCCAATGAAAGACAATCGTCAATTGTTCCCTGAATTGGCTCCCGGTACTAACCGTACTTTGGAATCCTTTGCAATGGACATCTTTGACTTTGGTGTTACGGATCAGACTCCCGGTAATGCTGGGATGAAAAACAACATTTGCATGGTTATGCAGGATGGTGTTGAAGAATTTTATACTGTATCGAATGTATACAACTTTGAAACTGGTGCAGAAATCTCCGGTGGAAATGTGTATGGTAATGGCAAAGAACTTGGTATTTATCGTGCAATGTCTGGTAGCATAAACGTGTGGGACACTAGTCGCATTGGGAGAATTGAACTCAACCCTGCTGCTTAATTAAAAATTTAATCTTAAGAGTAAGGATAGAGTTAGTTCTGTCCTTACTCTTTTTTATTTAGAAATAAAAAGTTTACATGAAAAGTACAACTATACTATATGTGAGTCCTGTGGAAAGGGTTCCAAGTCAAGGTAGAGATCGACAAATTTATTCATTTATTGATCCTAAAACAAATCAACTGGTTCAGACTAAAGCCATGAGAAAAACTCGTGAAACTGGTACTGAAGCTGTTTATGCTTTCCAACCTTCTTATTCTCAGAATAGGTATTTAACTGGTTTGGATGAGCGTATTAAAAATCCGTTTCAAGAAGCATCTGTAGATGATCTATTAAATCAATACAACCTTCCTGTTGAATGGAGAAAAGAATTAGAAAAAATTGTTACATATTCCGAGATTAGCAAACAGTCTTATTATGAGATTTTGCATAATCAAGTTCCGGGATTTTATACATCTGCTTTTAATCCTCTAAATTCTATCTTTAAGGCTTCTGGTAAAACTAAAGAAGAAATTAAAGATACCACGTTTATTGATAGATTTAGTATTACCTTATATGATGGTGCTAATAGATTTACTGATGAAACTCCTAGAGGAGCATTAGCAATTCAATTAATTAGAAATCACCCTCGTATAGCACTTGATAAAAAATCTGTTAATCCTGTACAGCATCACTATTATATTTCTGAAGAGAATGAAGCAGAAATGGAAAAAATGCGTAAACAAGATTTAATTGATGATGCACAAAATATGAAGTATGAATTGCTTAGAAAGTCTACTGATTATAAAGCATATCAAGTTGCTTCATTATGTACTACAGTAGACCATAAACCTATTGTTAAAGGAACAACTACCAGAGATGGAGTTAAGATTGCATTTAACAATTATTTAGGTGATGGTAGAGATCAAATGAAAAATGTTGAGAAGTTTATGGAAGTTACAGATCTTCTTAGATCCTCTGAAACAAAGGCTTTATTTGAGTGCAAGTATTTAGTTGCACAAGGTTTGGTTAATGGAGTATTAGGAATTAGAGATGGTAACTTATATTGGTATAGTAAGTCGAATGACTTTACCAAATACAAATGGTCTTCTGAACAAGCTTTTGTTAGTTTCTTAGTTACTGAATTCAACACTTACAATCCTGATGAAACTGTGCAGAACTTTTATCAAGACCTCTTTAATGAGGTTAAGAATAAAGGTGCATGGGTAGAATAATTAAACTATGGTTATTTCCAGAATGCACTTTGAGGTTAAGGTAAGATTAAACAAACTTAACTCTAATCATAAAGAAGATCTTAGAAAAGAACTAATTGATGATGCTATTAATAAAGCATCAGATGATTATGTTGAAATATTTTATTCTGGAAATAATACGAAAGAATATCGACTTGGTTTTGAGGTAACTCAACAAAGAATTGATATGCTTTCAACATTAGTTATTCCAGAGAAATCAATTACTCCTACATTGGTTAGAACTAATGTATATAAAGCATCTACAAACATCACTCCTTCTTACAGACATTTTGTAAGAGGTTGGGTTATTGCTGAAGGGTGTGCTCAAAGAATTCCTATTACTATTGTTAGACATAATGATCTAGATAATAAACTTAGGGATGATAATCAAAAGCCTAGTTTTAAATGGCAAAGATGTTTGGGTACATTTAAAAATGATGGTTTATATCTTTATACTGATTATGTAATTACGAGTGTAGTAATTGAATATTTATCAAATCCTGTTAAAGTATTTTCTGGTGGATATGATTCATTAGAATATATTCAGGGTGATACATCCGCTTACAAATCTGCCGATGCTATTGTCAATTCAAATTTACCTGTACCTTACCATGATTTATTGGTAGATATGACAGTTCAATATTTGAGTAGAGTATTAGAAGACGGTGAAAAATTTAACTTGCAGAAAGAGCAAGTGTTATCCAAAATATAATTATGATTAAAAAATCTAACAAACTCCCTATGGAGACACTCTTGGTTGCAACTGGTGACCAAGCTCTTGCTTCTGGAGTATTTACAACCGCAGGTAATTCTGTCAATGCGGCTAATGGTCAACTTGGCGTAATGTCCTATGATCCGAATAGTTCGGTTAAAGCCATTGGTGCTTATCTTGCATCTGGTGATGATTCTAATGAGGTACAAGCAATTAAAATTGTTCAAGGTACTCCTGCTTCCAGTAATACGCTCAATGCTGATATTTGGGAAGTTGGTGATAAATCTCATCTTGAATCTGGTGTTATTCGCAAGAATCAAGTAAAATCTGTTGCAGTTAAAAAATGGGTTCCCGGTACATTGGGTGCTGCTGCTGTAACTAACTTTACTACTCCTGTTAATAACTCTGAATATTTAATGTACTTGAAACTCGATTCTGTTCGTTATGACAAAGAGTATAGTACAATGAATGACAATGTTGTTTATGGTAGTTCTGCTCCAATTGACTTTACTGCTGCTGGTGTTACTAACTCTTTAGACTATGTTCTTACTAATGTATTGGCTAAACTTAATAGTCAGTCGAGAGCAGTAACGTCTAATGGTCTTAAAGGTACACAAGATTTTGTAGTATTTGGTGTTAAGGCTGCTGGTGGTTCTGGTCAAGTAATTGGTACCATTACTCCCAATACTGTTCTTACATTCCAAACGATTAATGGCGTTGCTCAAACAATTCAAAGTTCTGTTCCTATGGTTTCTGCTTTAGCAAGACTTGTTCAGGATAATGCTCAATTGATTGCAACCTCTACTATTGAAAATGTTAACTTGGCAACGGCTGGTGCTGCTGCTAAAATTGATGCTCTTATAATTGTTGGTTTACCACAGAAGGTTGCTGCTATTTATGACAATGTTGACCAAACATTTGTTAAAGTACTTCCTAATCC